CCACGCCCGTCCGACTCGTGATCCCCGGCGCCGAACTCCAGCGCAACTCCACGGAGGACAAGGACCTGGCCACCGGCACCCAGACGGACCGGCTCGGCAAGATGATCGCCACTGGCCGCGGCCCGGAGATGCTGATCTACAGCCTGGTCAACGAGTCCTCGCGCATCGAGCAGGACGGCAAGGTCTGGCGTGTCACCGGCGAGCCCAATATCAAGCAGGGCCTCATCAACGGTAACACGCACCTCACGGCCTCGCTCACGCGCACGACCGTAGGAGGCCCCGATGGCATCTAAGACCTTCCGGCTGAACTCCGCGGGCATCGCTGAAATGCTCAAGTCCGAATCCGGCATCTACTCCCTCATCGAGGGGGGCACGGAGACCGCAGCGGCCCAGGCCCGCGAGGATTACCAGGAGCAGCGCGTCGACCCGCAGTACATCCTCAACGGCGTCCTCATCACGGACCGCCCGCAAGGCAACATCACCGTTGCCGTTCGCCGGGCCGAAGCCATCGAGGGCAAGTACGGCTACCTCGCCCAGGCCGTCCAGGCTGCCGGGTTCGAGATGGGGCGAGGCTGATGGACACTCCGATCCTCTTCGCTGACGCCCGACTCGTCGTCCGCGACACCCTCCGCCTCCTCCTTCCGGGCGTCGCGATCTCAACTCGCGACTTCCCGAACAACGATTCCCAGGCCCCTCCGGTCCCGTACATCCAGGTCAAGTCAGACGGCTCGATCCGGAACTCCACGCTGAACGGGCGAGACACCATCCGATTCCTGTGCTATGGCGCGGATGACGGCCTCACCACAACCCTCGCGCGACGCGCGGAGGCGCTGATCCTCGCTGCATCCGGCGGAGACCTGCGTGGCTGCACACCTCAGCAGTCGACCTTCCCGACCTACGACCCCGACCTAGGGCGTCCGATGGCCTACTTCACTATCACGGCACGGCTCCGGCCGCGCAACCTTATCTAAGGAGCACCTGTGGCTGGAAACGCCGAGAACACCTCCCTTTGGACCGGCGCGGACGTTTACACCGCCCCGAAGGGCACCGCTGGTCCGACGGACCTCACGACCGCATGGCCCATCGCCTGGAAGGCCCTGGGCCTCCTCGACGGTGGCGAGGGCTTCGTGGAGACCCGCGACCAGACGACCAACAACCACTACGCGTGGGGCGGAATCCTCTTCCGCAAGTCCATCTCCGAGCAGAGCCGAACCTTCGAGTTCACCGCCCTGGAGGACAACGACAACGTCTTCCTCCTGGCCAACCCGGGCTCGTCCTCGGAGACCGAGGGCGGCGTGCGCACCCGCGTGCACATCACGCCCAAGGCAGGCTTCCACTTCGCACTGGGCCTGGAGAACCGCGATGGCGGCCGCATCAAGCGGCGCATCCTCCTCGACTGCGAGGTCGAAGAGATCGACGACATCACGGAGAACGAAGAGGACCCGACCACCTACAAGTTCACCGTCACGGTGTACCCCGACTCGACTGGCGTGCTCTACACGACCATCGAGACGGACCCCGAGGCCGAGTAACAAGCCGGTCGGGCAGTGTTCGCGTGGGACGCTGCCCGACCTCCTCCCTATCCCACGCACTCCCCACCCACGCTAAGGAGAAACCCAGTGGCTACCACTTCTGCAAGCAAGGCCGAGGCGACCAACGACCTCGTCGAGTTCACCTTCGAGCGCAAGACCTATCAGGTCAAGCCCACCTCCGAGTGGAGCATCGAAGTCGCTGAGAACATGGAGGACGGCAAGGTCGTCTCCGTGCTCCGCGAGGTCCTGGACGGCGACGGCTACAAGCGCTTCCGTGACACCAAGCCCAGCCTCCCCAAGGTCGGCGAGCTCTTCCAGGCCCTCCAGGAGGCCGTCAGCGCGGGAAACTGACGCTGCTCGTCCGCCTACTCCGCGAGCACGAGGGCGCTGTCGAGTCTGACCTCCAGCGCTACTACCAACTCGATCTCGCGGAGTTCTGGCGGGGCGGGCTTTCCCTCCGTCGCCTCTCCGTGCTCGTCGCCAACCTTCCCGAGGGCAGCGCGACGTGGGCGGCCGTCACTGGCCTCCCGCGCGAGTGGACGACCCAGTCGTTCCTCCTCACGGACGTCTTCCAGGGCATGACCGGCGAGAAGCACCCCGGCCGTCCCGAGCCCGGCGCTGTCAACGCTGCCGAGCGCGCTGCGAAGCGCACAGCCGCCCTCCTTGACCACCAACGCCGCATGGCCAACCGCGACCGCGAACTAGCGGAGCAGGAGCCCACTACCTAGGAGCCCAACTTTGGCCGTCGTCGGTTACGCAACCATCCAACTGATCCCGTCCCTCCAGGGGTTCGCGGGGCAGGTCAACAAGCAAATCACGCCCGCCGCCAACAACGCAGGACGGAACGCCGGTAAGTCCTCCGGTGGCCTGTTCTCCGGCGGCTTCATCGGCGCGGTCACCAAGATCGCCTCGGCGGCCGGTATCTACTCGGCCATCTCCGGCATCGCCAGCGGGTTCTCGAACGCCATCAAGACCGGCCTCCAGGGGAACGCAAACCTCCAGGCCTACTCGATCTCGTTCGAGACCCTGCTCGGCTCCGCTGGCAAGGCCAAGGACATGATCGCGGACCTCTACAACTTCGCGGCCAAGACCCCATTCGACGTCGAAGGCTCCGTCGTCGGCGCCCAGAAACTTCTCGGTGTCGGCGTCTCAGCCAAGGACGTCATCCCGACCCTGACCACCCTCGGTGACGCCGTCGGTGCGCTCGGTGGCGGGACGAACGAGTTCAACTCGGTCCTCCTCGCGTACAGCCAGATCATGGCTCGCGGCAAGGTCTCGACGCAGGACCTCTACCAGATCAGCAACACCGGTATCCCGATCTTCCAACTGCTCTCTAAGGCCCTCGGCATGCCCGTCGGCGAGATGCAGAAACTGATCGAGACTGGCAAACTGGCCTCTGGCGACGTCCTGCCGAAACTGCTTGGAGTCATGAACCAGGACTACGGCGGGGCCATGACCAAGCAGGCCGCCACCCTCGGCGGCGTGTTCTCGACCTTCAAGGATGAGGTCAACCAGGCCCTCACCACGGCCCTCCAGCCGCTCGCTACCTTCCTCCAGGGTGCGCTCCCCGGCGCGACGACGGCCGCTTCGGCGTCCATCATCGGCATCGGCAAGGCCGTCCTGGCCATCGGCGGGTTCTTCAAGACCGTCTTCGAGTCCTCGACCGTGCAGGCGTTCGTCCAGCCCTTCGTCACGCTCGGCAAGGCCATCGGCGGTGCGCTTGCCCCGCTCGGCCCGACCTTCGCCGCAGCGTTCGGCTCCATCGGCACCTCGATCTCCGGCGTCCTGCCGTTCTTCACGCCGTTCTCGACGCTGCTCTCCAGCATGCTCCCGCTCGTTACCCCGCTCGTCTCCCTGCTCGGAGGCGCGCTCGCGTCGGCGTTCCAGATCGTCGCGCAGGTGCTCGAAGCCATCGCGCCCGCGGGTGCGACCTTCCAGCGCATCATCACGGCGGTCGGTACAACGCTCACGGGGGCACTGCTCCCGGTGTTCCGTCAACTGATCCCGGCCATCCAGCCGCTCCTCACGATGTTCGTGAGCCTGGCGACGTCGGTCATTCCGCCGCTCGCCACCGCGCTCAACCAGATCGTCAGTGTTGTCGGCGGTGCGTTCCTCCAGGTCTTCACGGCCATCGCGACCACCGTCTTCCCGCTGTTCGTCTCGGTCCTCCAGACGATCATCCCGGTCGTCATGCAGGTCGTCGGAGCGGTGCTGCCGTTCGTCACGATGCTGGTGTCGCAACTGGCGCCGGTCATCACGACGCTGATCTCGACGCTGATGCCGCCGCTGCTCAGCCTGTTCCAGGCGCTCATGCCGATCATCCAGGCGCTCATCCCGCCGATCCTCAGCATCGTCTCGACCATCGCTGGTGCACTCCTGCCGATCTTCAAGGCCATCATGCCGGTCATCACGGCCGTCATCGGTGCCATCGTCCCGATCATCAAGTCGCTCGCGACGATCATCGCGGGCGTCGTGAACGTCATCGCGGGCCTGCTCAAGGGTGACTTCTCCCAGGCATGGAAGGGCGCTCAGCAGATCGTCTCCGGCGTCTGGGGCGTCATCAAGGGCGTCGTCGTCGGTGCGTTCAACATCATCAAGGCCGCCATCGTGGCGGGTCTCAGCATCATCAAGACGGTGTGGAACGCCACCTGGACAATCGTCGGCACGCTGCTTAAGGCAGCCTGGGACGGCATCGTCGCGGCGGTCAAGGCGGGTATCAGCCTCATGATGGGGGCCATCCAGGGCATCCAGACCAAGGTTGTCGGCTTCCTCGCCGGAGCCGGGACCTGGCTGGTCAAGTCCGGTAGGGCCCTCATCGAGGGCTTCATCAAGGGTATCACGGCCGGTGTCAGCCTGGTCAAGGGGGCAGTCGACAAGGTCGTCTCCGCGGCCCGTGACTTCTTCCCGTTCTCCCCGGCGAAGACGGGCCCGTTCTCCGGCAAGGGCTGGACGCTCTACAGCGGCCGGTCGCTGGTTGACGGATTCGCAAACGGCATCGGCGACCGTCAGTCGTCGCTCCGCAAGGTCATGAACGCCACCTTCCAGGCACCGTCCGGCCTCGACGCTGTCGACGTCGGACCGGTGACTGGTGACGGCGTCCGCGGGGCGCTCGCATCCGCGGCGTCCACGACCCGCAGCGGCGCCTACATCGGCACGGTGAACCTCACCACTGCCAAGGACTCGAACGCAGGAGTCGTTGACGAACTCAACTTCTACCTGCGCAACCTTGACCGAGGAGGTCGCTAAGTGCTGAACGACTGGCGCCTGACCTACGCTGGCACGAACTTCGCCTTTGGCACTGTCAACTCGAAGTACGTGTTTCCGCAGTCCGCCCCTCCGTCGGTGTCCAACATCGACATCACCGACCAGGACGCCGCTCGCCCACGTGGTGACGGCGTCCTGTTCGGCGAAGACTTCCGCGGCGGCACCACCGTCACCCTCGACATCGAGGTCAACGGCCAGGATGAGGCGGAGGCTGCGACACTGCTCGCGGCCCTCGCCACGGCCTGGCGCGCGGACTCGATCCGCACGGAGCCCGGCGCGACCGCGCTCCTGACCACTCACACGGGGCGCTCGGCCATCGGCCGCCCCCGCCGGTTCCAGCCCAAGTACGACCTCACCCCGTTCGGCCTCACCGCCGTCACGTGCGACTTCGTCATGGCTGACGACCTCTGGTACGGCCCGCAGCAGGCCGCTACCGTCAACCTCGTCCCGGCAGCGGGCGGCGGCCTCATGGCCCCACTCGCCTCGCCGCTGTCGACCACGCTGACCTCGGACCGCTCGCAGACGTTCACCGTCGGCGGCAACCAGGCCATCTGGCCCAAGTTCACGATCAAGGGCCCGATCACCAACCCGACCATCGAGGTCGTGGGCCTGTTTAAACTCGGCCTGAACATGACCATCGCCTACGACAAGCAGGTCGTCATCGACACCGCGCCGTGGGCCCGCACCATCAAGCAGGGCAACGGCAGCGTCGCGGGCAATCTCATGCCGCTGTACGACCGGCTCTCTGATGCTGCCGTCCCTCCCGGCCGCTGGGAACTCGCGCTCCGCGGGGCCAGCGCGACCGGCACGCCTTCCGCAACCGTCAACTGGCGCGACGCCTACCCGACCTTCTAGGAGATCAACTTGCCTCTCGATTCTGTCCCCTGGTTCGTCGGCGGCGGCGCCCAGCACTCGCCCGAGGTCGCCCGCCTCCTCGCCTACTCGGCCACCTCCGGCTCAGAGGGCGTCGTCCGCTCGCCCGACCTCAAGGTCGTTGCGACCGGCACGCCTTCCGCGCAGGTCCAGGTTCGAGTCGGCGCGGGCATCATCCTCAACCGCGCCGTGGGCGGAGACCTCCAGTCCTACATCGCGCGGAACCCGACCGCCACGACTGTCTCGGTCGCGGCTACGTCCTCCAGCGGTGGCCGCTCGGACCTCATCGTCCTCCAGGTCGAAGACCCGTTCATGTCGGGCGAGCCCTGGCAGGACCCGGCCGACGTCACCGTGGGCCCCTACGTCTTCGTCCGCGTCATCCCGAACGTGCCGAACACCACGACACGCCTCCAGGACGTCGCGGGCTACGCAGGCCGGTCGGCCATCACGCTCGCACGCATCGACATCCCGGCAAGCACAGCCACGATCACGAACGCGATGATCAAGGACATGCGCAAGATGGCACGCCGCCGCAGTGAGCGCCAACTGCTCACGGGCGACGCAGATGCCGGATTCGCGCTGACCTCCTCCACGTTCACCTCGTGGCCCGCCGCCTCGTCCGCGTTCTCCATCGACATCCCCGAGTGGGCGACGTCCATGACCGCGAAACTCGAACTGCTCGGCGGGCAGACGGCCGCGCAGGTCTCCGGTGAACTCCGGCTCGTCGTCAACAACGGCGACTACATCTTCGGCACCTACGCGTACAACTACTCCGCGCAGACGAACCAGGCACGGCAGCCGGTCATCGTCGCGGGCGACCTGGCCATCCCCTCCGCCCTCCAGGGCACGACCGCCACGCTCCGCATGTCGGGTCGTCGGTCCGGGGGTAGCGGCAACCTGTTCACCGTCGACTCGACCTACTACCTCGCAGACGTGCAGTTCACGGAGAAGCCGATCTAATGACACAGTGGCGATACATCGCTCAGCGAGCGACGACAGGGGACTTCCTCGAACTGGAAGTCCCCTTCGTCACCCGTAGCGAACTGACCTGGGCGCTGTCCGCCGCCGGTTCCCTCAAGGGCACCATCTCCCCTGACACCGGTGCCATGCGCGCTGCCGACGGCCGTCCCATGTTCGAGGAGTGGAGCACCCTCATCTTCGCCGAGGCGGACGGTGAGATCAAGTGGGGCGGCATCGTCATCACGTCTGAACTCTCCAGCGACGGCAAGTCCTGGAACATCGAGGCCGCCTCCTTCGCGACCTACCCGAGTGGCCAGCCCTACCTCGGCGCTTACTACGGCGTGCAGCAGGACCCAGCCGCCATCATCCGCGAAATCTGGAGTCACCTCCAGGGCTTCAACCATGGTGACCTCGGCGTGACCGTCACGGGCTCCACGCCGATCCGCCTCGGCTCCACGTCAGAGTCGAAGTACAACACCGCTGCCGACGACTACGCCGCCAAAAAGCGCACGTACGTCCTGGAGCGCGACGAGTACACCGACCTCCGTGCCTACGCCACCGGCCGCGGCAAGGTCCGCACCGCACAGAGTGCCGCCAAGGTCTCCGCGAACCGCACGCTCTCGGCGGCCAAGTCCGCCCTTGTCGCTGCGAAGAAGACCAAGGACCCGGCCAAGATCGCAGCCGCCACCGCTGCGGTCAATTCGGCCCAGTCGGCCTACAACGCGAAACTGGCCGACTACAACGCATCGGTCACCTCGTACAACAACGCCGACAAGGCAGCCGACGACCAGGCCAAGGTCCGAGACGCTGCGAAGAAGGTCCAGGACACCGCCAAGGCAGCCATGGACGCTGCCAAGAAGGTCATGGACGCCGACGGCGGGGCCTACAAGATGCTCTGGTGGGAAGCCCCTGACTGTGGCTCCAAGATCGCCTCGCTCGCCGCGGAGACACCGCTCGACTTCACCGAGTCGCACTGCTGGAACGCGGACAAGACCGCCATCGCGCACACCATCGCCGTGCAGTACCCTCGCGCCGGTCGGCGCCGTGACGACCTGCTCTTCGTCCAGGGTGACAACATCATCGACGTTCCTGTCCCGAAGTCCAACGGCGACTCCTACGCCAACAGCATCTTCGGCCTCGGCGCTGGGGAGGGCAAGGGCATGAAGAAGATGACGACCTCCATCGACGACGGCCGCCTCCGCCGTGTCGACGTCGTCAGCGCGAAGAACGTCAAGTCCTCGGACACGCTCCGCGCCATCGCCCGCGACGCCCTCGCACATGGTCTCGCGAACACCACCATCGAGCAGATCACTGTTCGCAACCACGACAACGCGCGCATCGGCTCCTGGGCCCTGGGCGACGACATCCTCGTCCAGGTCGACGTGCCGTTCATCGGCCGTCTCCGCCTCTGGCACCGGATCGTCTCGTGGTCTCTCACCTCGGACTCCACCGCGACCCTGAAACTGGCCCGGTCGGACTCCTTCACTTACGGAAAGTAGGCCCCGTGTCTGACCTCGAAGACCTCGCTGCTCGTATCAAGGACATCGAGGACCGCGTCGGATCGCGGAACGCCACGCAACTCGACAGTTCCACCATCGACGTCGGCGAGAATGATGAGTCTATCGTGCTCGGCGACGTCGTGGTCGGAGCGAACGAGTCCATCGTCTTCACCATCCCCGGCCTCCAGGAAGCGCTCGACCTCAACGAGACCCGCCTCCAGGAAGCATCCGAGGCCGTGCAGGCCGCGATGGACGCTGCCGACGCAGCCGAGGAGGCTGGCCTTGCCGCTGGCGAGGAAGCCTCCCAGGCAGCCGACGAAGCACTGGTCAAGGCACAGGAAGCACTCGACGCCGCAGCCGCAGCAGGCGGTGGGGCTGTTTACACGAACCGCGCGCCGACCGCTGCCGACCCCGGCAAGCCCGGCTCCCAGTGGTTCGTCTGGGACGCCAACTACCACGTCACCGGCTACTACGTCTACACGGATGACACGGTCAAGTGGGTCGCCACCGTCCTCGACGACGGCACCTTCGGCAACCTCAGCGCCGCCCGACTGACCTCCGGCTTCATCGACGCCGCACGCATCGCCGCTGGATCGCTCACCGCGGCCGTCCTCGCGGCCGACACGATCACCTCGCGCGAGATCGCGGCGGACGCCATCCTGGCCCGCAACATCAAGGCCCTGGAGATCACCGGCGCCAAGATCGCAGCAGCCACCATCACCGGCGGCAACATCGCAGCGAACACCATCGTTGCAGGAAACATCAAGGCCGGGACAATCACCGCTAATGAGATCGCCGCGGGTACAATTACTGCGAACGAAATCAACCTTACCACCTTGAACGGTAAGACAATCAACGGGGTCACCATCACTGCCGCTACCATCACCGGTGCGCTGATCCGAACGGCGGCGTCGGGCGGGCGTGTCGAGGTTGTTCAGAACAAAAACGTCAGTGGCGACCCCTACCAGCGGGGGGCTGTCCAGTTCATCGACACCGCAGGCAACATCGCAAAACTCTCCCCTGGTGCGTTCGGAACTAGTGGCGTTCTAACCCTGGCAGTCGGGTCCCTTGACTCCAGCGGGTCATTCAGCGGCGAGACGACTGTAGCGTTCGGAACCAGTCCTGGAATCCCAGACATCTACCCAGGTACAGGCGCTGCGCTTCCGAGCCCTCCTAAGACCATGTGGGTAGAAACGGGAGCCGTTAATATCTTCGCGGGCGCCGTGGGGTCATTGAACTCACAGCGCACTGGGCGAGTTCTAGTATACGACGGCGCGTGGCGAACCCCTGCTATCTCTAACGCCGTAACTGACCCCACCTACCCAGTCCGATACCGTCTGTACAACGGAGTCGTCTACTTTGACGGACTTCTCGGTCTGACGTCATCTTCGACAGGGGCCACCCTGTTCCAGTTGCCGCCGGGCTACCGTCCGGAAGTCGCACGTCAGCAGTTCGTCAACCGCGGCGGCGGTACTGCCCAGTGGGTGCTTCGCATCCAGGCTGGTGGCAATGTCGCGCTTCCAGCGACCACCTCGGCCGGAGGTTCCGGCTCACTGGAGTTCGGTGGCATCGCCCCGTTCATCGCAGACAACTAGGAGACACGTGACCACCTTCACCTACGCAGGCGACAGCACGACCGCCCAGGGCTCGTCCTGGCTCGGTCAGATCACCGCAGCCGACCTGACCAACGTAGGCGGGGTGGCCGTCTCAGGCGCCACCTCGGCCGCAATCCTCGCCCAGGTGGCGCCCGTCACCGCGGACGTACTAGTCGTCATGCTCGGCGTCAACGACGTCCGGCTCGGTAAGACCCGAGCGGAGGTCAAGAGCAACATCGCAGACATCGTCGACATCGTCGGTGCCACGCGCGTCCTGCTCTGTGCCATCGCGCCGTCCGACGAGACCGACTACGGCACCTCGCACCTCGACCGTCGCACCCTGGGCTTCGCCCTCAACCGCGACCTCTCGCAGTTCGCCGCCGACAACGGCTGGATGTTCGCGGACCCATGGTCCTCCATCCGGCTCCTCTCGAACGGCTACGCGTCGGGAGCGACCAGCGACGGCGTGCACCCGACGCCAGCGGCGTCCATGACCAACACCGGGCCCCGCATGACCGTTTACATCCGCCAGGCGCACAAGGGCGCCTCAGCCTAACCACGCCAGGAGGCTACAGTGCCATACCCCGTCGGAAAGTCCTCGTACCCCGACCTCTACAACGAGATGCAGTATGTCGCATCCCTTGCGGTCGCCAATCAGGTCGCCTCCCTCTGCTACGAGTTCGACACCCAGGTCGCCAAGAACGGTGACCGGCTGACGGTCAACGAGGGCATCCGCTCTATCGAGCGGCAAATCCTGCTCTACAACCGATACCTGCACCAGGGCGGCGCACTTGCGGCGACGGTCTACCCCGGGCCACCCCCCAAGGGTACTTCGACGCACGACCCGTCCCGCGGCTCCGCCCTCGACTTCGGCATCACGAGCGCCGACGGCGTCAATCGCGCCCTCACACAGGCCGAGTTCGACTGGCTCCACATGCGAGCCCCATACCGCGGCATCCTGTGGACCGGCGCCAACTTCGTCCGCGTCGAGCCCTGGCATCACAACGGCGGCTACGTCGCCGTGGTCGACCCGATCCCCGGCGTCAACCTCCCCGGAGAGCCCCTGGTCAAGGAGTCCTCCCGCCCCTCCGAACCCACAGTCGAGGAGACCGACACCTTGAAGATCACATTCAACGCAGCGGGGAAAATCCCCGTCGTCTGGAACCCCGCGTCCGGCAAGTCCTGGAAGATCGCGGACATCCGCGTCGCAGGCGCCAAGATCGGCGGCGGCCAGGTCCTCGCGCTCATGCGCCGGTGGATCAACGCCGACCAGAGCAAGACGTACCCCGAGAAGTTCAACGACCTTGAGGTCGAGATCATCCGCGCCGTCATCCGGCGAATCGCTTAAGGAGAACCCAGTGGCAGACCACGCAACCGTTACCACCGTCGAGGACATCTGGTTCAAGTCCCAGCGCGTCCTCCGCACCCTCGTCCAGGTCGGCATCCCCGCCTTCCTGACCTTCGCCCTCGTGCTCCCGCAGATCATCGACGCGGCCGGTCTCCCGGTCGACGGCGCGCTCTACGGCTGGCTCCTGGGTGCCGCGGGTGTCATCACCGCCGTCGCGACCGGCCTCAGCCGCATCATGGCCATCCCGGCCGTCAACGCTTGGCTGGTCAAGATCGGCCTGGGTTCCGTCCCGGCAGCCGAGGCTCGCCAGCCCGACCTCTCCACCCTCACCGTGAATGGCGACCGTGTCGACGGGGCCACCCCCGCGGACATCGAGACCCCCGGCGAGACGGACGTCATCGTGGCGAACGACGGCCTCGGAGTCGACCAGACCGCCAAGTAACCCAGAGGGGACGAACGTGACTAAGCCAAAGACCATCTGGTCCAAGAACGCTATGCCGCTCGTCCCCTCACGGTTCCGGTCCCTGTTCACCACGTTGCTTCCTGCAATCGACGTCGGTGTCATCATCTTCGGCATCTCGTCGCTGATACTGGGGTCCAAGATCGTAGGGGACTTCACCATCCCGATCTTCCTGCCGCTGTGGGCTGGCCTGATCCTGTTCGGCGCACTCGCCGCACTGGTCGGCCTGATCTTCATCTGGCCGCGGATCGAACTCGCCGGGCGCAGCGCTGTGCTCCTCGGCCTCGTCGTATACGCGGGCCTCACCGTCCTGTACATCATCGGCGGCTCGGTCACCTCGACCCTGACCCTCGTGCTCATCGCCATTCGCATTACGGCTTCCCTCTGGCGTTTCTTCGACCTACTCGGCGAGATGCAGCGAGAGGAGGCGCGAAAGGCGGCCGACACCGGCAGCATACCCACGGAAGGAACCACGCGTGAGTGACGCTGTCACCATCTCCCTCATTGGTGGCGTCGTCACCATCCTCGGCGCGCTCATCACGTACCTGACCGTCATCACGCGTCTCCGCCACGCCCGCAAGAACCCTGGCAAGATCGTCAACGCAGATATCGAGGTACGCGACGCGGAGGAGCGCTACGGCGCCGACCCGCGCCTGTTCGTGGCCGACATCATGGCCGACCGCAAGGAGTACCGCGAAGAGGTCAAGAGCCTCCGCGCCGAGGTCGGCGGCCTCGGCGACGAACTCCAGCGCTTCCGCGAGACCGACCGCCGATTCCGCAACGCGCTCGCGCGCTGGTTCGTCGACATCATGGCGAAGTTCCAGGAGCACGGCATTCCCATGCCATACCCCATCGACACCGACCGCGACATCCTCGCGGACGTGATCCCGTCGACCCTGGAGGCTACGCAGCCTCGCCCGCCTTACACGCCCCTCGACTAGGAGTTCACGTGCAGTATGGAACCGTAAAGGGCCGCTTCCTGGCCTTCGTTGGCGACACCCCCGCCGACCCCGACCTCGACCCGGACATCGTCCCGATCACCGGCAAGGTCCGGTTCACGCCGTCGATCAGCGCGGTCATCTCCTCTGACGAGCAGGCAGTCGTCCTGCCGACGGCCATCACCGCCGACGTCGACTCCGAGGGCTACGTCAGCCTCAACGGCGTGCGCGGCGTCAACCTCGTCGCAACTGACAGCACGGGCATCAACCCGACGAACTTCACGTATGCCGTGACCTTCGTCGACCTGAAACTCGGCACGCAGTCGCTCACCTACAAGCCGTTCAATATCGCGCTCCCCGCGGGCTCGACCGTGTACCTGCACGACGTCGCGCCCGTTCCCGTCTCGAACGGCGTGGCCATCGTCCGCGGCGAGCGAGGCGAGCAGGGCCCGGCAGGGGTCCGCGGCCTGGACGGGGCGGCCTCGACCGTGCCCGGCCCCCAGGGCCCGAAGGGCGACCCTGGAGCGACTGGCCCCACCGGCCCGACCGGTGCAGCGTCCACCGTCGCAGGCCCCACCGGACCCAAGGGTGACACCGGCGCAACGGGCGCTACCGGGCCGACGGGTGCCGCTTCGACGGTCGCTGGTCCCCAGGGCCTGACAGGCGCTACCGGAGCCACTGGCCCGAAGGGCGACACTGGGGCGACTGGTGCCACTGGTGCAGCCTCGACCGTCGCTGGCCCTCAGGGACCGCAGGGTCCCGCAGGCGCCGACTCCACCGTCGCTGGCCCGCAGGGACCCAAGGGCGACACGGGTGCCACGGGACCGACCGGCCCGAAGGGCGACACCGGGGCAGCCGCCACTAACCCCGTCTCCTCAGTCGCTGGCCGCACCGGCGCCGTGACGCTGACCAAGTCGGACGTCGGCCTCGGCAGCGTCGACAACACCGCCGACACCGCGAAGCCCGTTTCAACGGCTCAGCAGACCGCGCTCAACCTCAAGGCTCCGCTGGCGTCTCCGGCGTTCACCGGCACGGTCACCGGCGTCACCGCCGCGATGACCGGCTCGGTCGCGAACGACGGCTCCATCCTCCGCGTCCTCAAGATCACGCAGTCGGCCTACACGGCCCTGGCGACGAAGGACGCGAACACCTTCTACGTGATCGTCGGCTGATGCCCGCCGCTGTAGGAACGGCAACGCCGTCAGCGTTCAAGGTCGGCTCGTCCGACTGTACCGCCATCTACCTCGGCTCGACGCTCGTCTGGACGGGCACCGTCGCGCCGACCACCCGCACGCTCTACAACGACGACTTCACCGGCACGACTGGTGCGGCGCCGAAGACCGTGTGGAAGCGTGCAACGACCTACCCCACGGGTGGCACCGTCACCATCCAGTCCAACGCCATGCGGCTCAGCACGGGCAACACGACGGCCTGGACGGGGGCGGCGTCGATCTTCCTCGGCGACCCCTCGAAGCCCCAGGGCGACACCACGACCGGCGCCCCGGAGATCGTCTCGAACGCCGAGTACGCCTTCGACTACACCCTGGCCAACCTGACCGAACAGTACCAGAACATCGGCATCCGCGTGCGGAACGCCGAACTCTGGAACGGCGGCGCAGGCGCGGGGCAGTTCCAGACCGGCTACAACCTCGGCATCTGGCCCGCGTCCAACCAGATCGCGGTCTCGACCGGCTACAACGCTGGTGCCGCAGAGTCCACCGTCGCGACGATCTCGTACACGTTCCCGAGCGCGGCGCTCAAGTTCCGCATCAAACTCGACCGCAAGATGCTCTACCTCCGCGTGTGGGCGGCAGCCTCGGCCGAGCCCTCGACGTGGACGTACTCCGGTCCGGTGCTCGGCGACGAGTCCGACGGCAGCCTCGGCTTCTCGGTCGGCAACGGCCCCGCCGCGGCAACGAAGACCGTCACGGTCGACAACCTCGTCTCGACGACACCGGTCCTCTCGCTCGGTGCGTCGCAGGCAGCGCCGACCACGGACCCGTCCGGGTTTACACGCTTCTACACGGAGAACTTCGACACGGCCGCACCGGCAGGCACGGGTACGTCGTCGTTCCTGAACGTCTACGCGAACTCGATCCAGCCGTACGACGAGGTGTCCCCGAACTACCAGCAGCGGGCGATGATGTCGGCGCACGACGGCGTCCTCGACGCTGCGATGGATGGCACCCGGGGCCACGCCGCGGTGTTCGGGTCCCCGACGAACTCGAACGACCGGATCGGCGGCCGGTTCGCGATGCGCGCGAAGGCAATCGGCGCGTTCAACAACGGGCCCGCCGTCATGATCTGGCCGTCGTCCACCGCGGAAGGTCCCTGGTCCGACGGGGAGATCGACTTCCCTGAGTCCGTGTCCGGTCCGGGTGGATTGCAGGGCTTCCAGGACGCACCGTGGATTCACCACCACCGGATGAACGCCGACATGAACCTCGCGCAGGATGTGCCGCTGAACGTCTCCTGGCGCGACTGGCACGTGTACTCGTGCGAGTGGTATCCGCCGGGGAAGGGTCCGACCCCGACGACCGGATCGGTCCGGTACTTCGTCGACGAGGTCCTCGTCTACACCACCACCCAGGACGTGCCGACGACCGTGCACAGGTACATGTACCAGGTCGGTGCGTACGGGCAGCCCGGTAACCTCTACATCGACTGGGTCACCATGTCGACCGTCAACTAACGATCAGCCCCCTGTCTTCGGACGGGGGGCTTTTCGTCGTCCTCAGAGCGTGGTAGACTCAGAGCATGACATTCTTCATCATCTGGGCCATCGTCCTGGCCGTCGTCGCGGTCTACAGCCTCATCCACTGGGGATTCGTGGCGCTCAATAAGCGCGCGCCCGCCGTCGCCGACACCATCCTCGGTGCGCTGGTACTGCTCGCCGCAACCGCCCTCGTCGCCCTTTTCATCTGGAGTCTCGTACTGTGACCGCTCTCCCGCCCCTCATCGGCCTCATCGGCAAAAAGCGTGTCGGCAAGGACACCTTCGCCGCCGTCCTCGTCGAGGAGTTCGGCTTCGCCCGCGTGGCGTTCGCCGACCCCCTCAAGGCGATGGCGCTGACCATCGACCCGTGGGCGCTGCCCGGCGACGAACATCGACTGTTCATGCGCCTGACCGACCTTATCGATGACGAAGGCTGGGAGGTCGCCAAGGAAGAGTACCCCGAGGTCCGCCGCTTCCTCCAGCGCCTGGGTGACGGCGTCCGCCAGTTCGACCCGGAGTTCTGGGTGGGGGCCGGGATGTACGCGGCCGATATCGCGCGCCGCGGGGTGTTCGCGCACAGGAACGCCGACTACTACGCGGAGGGGAAGTCGCCCAAGCCCGTCGTCATCACCGACGTCCGCTACCCGAACGAGGCCGACGCCATCCGTGACGCAGGCGGAACCCTCATCCGCATCGTACGTCCCGACGCCGACGACGGGGACACCCACGCGAGCGAGACGGCGCTGGACGGGTACGCGGCAGACACGGTCGTCAGCAACCAGGGCAGTCTCGACTTGCTGACGTGGTCAGCCCGCCAGTTCGCGCGGGAGTCGCTGGCCTGACCCGTTTGTACCCCGAACGTTGCCGATTCGCAACGTTTGGGGTACATCCCGAGTGACTGAGTGACAGAAGTGACACCTATCTCTGTTTCTCTCTATAGGATTCTAACTCTATAGGGAAGAATAGGAAACGGTGTCACTTCTGTCACTCCGTCACTACCGTACCGCCGCGGTACTACCCTGCGGCCCGCCCGCCACCCGCGTCCCGGCGTAGCATACCACCATGACAACGCCTAAGATCGCTACCATCAAACGCCAGGACGCCCGCTTCTACGTCGACCCCGACGACGCGGCCACCAAGGTCCCCGGCGTCACCTCCGTCCTCAACGAGATCAGCAAGCCCTTCCTCCAGTTCTGGAGCAGCAAACTCGTCGCCGAGTACGCCGTCGACAACCTGGGCCCCATCACGCAGATCGTACTCAACGGCGACCGCCAGGGCGCCATCGACCTCCTCAAGGGCACCCCGCGCCGCAACACCGCGCAGGCCGCCGACACCGGCACCGCCGCGCACGCCGCGTTCGAGCGCATGGCCAAGGGCCTCGGCCCGGGCCGTATCACGCCCGACATCAAGCCCTTCGTCGAGCACTTCGACGCCTTCCTCCAGGCCAAGCAGCCGGAGTTCGTCTTCCTCGAAGAGACCGTCTGGTCGGACACGCACCGTTACGCGGGCTCCTTCGACTCGTTCATGATCATGGACGGCAAGCGCTACTTCGTCGACAACAAGACGACCCGCTCCGGCATCCACGCCGAGGTCGGCATCCAGTTGGCGGCGTACCGCTACAGTGACAACATCATCCGCCAGAACGGCACCCGCGTCCCGACCCCCGAGGCCGACGGCGGCATGGTCGTCCACGTCCGCCCCGAAGGGCTCAAGTTGGTCGAGGTCCAGGCCGACGAGGAGTGCTTCGAGGTCTTCAAGCACCTCCGCGCCGTCTTCGACTACTCCCGCGGCCTGTCGAAGCAGATCGTCAGCGACACGGAACTCTTCACCACCTACACGCCCGAGGACGCCGAGCCCTCCGGCCCGAAGCGCCGCACCCCCCGCGCACGCCGCGTCAACGTGTGATACGATCCTCCCATGATCGAAATCAGCGCATTCTGGGCACCCTTCGTCATCGGCGGTCTGTTCTTCCTATTCGTCGCCGTCGGGGTGCTCATCGCAACCCTTCACGACGACGGCGCGGAGTGGGAGGCCGTCGCCAAGCAGCATAAGCAGGCCCTCGACGACATCAAGGCCATCGACCCCGCGCTCTTCGAGGTGTTCAGCCGCATGGACTGGGGCACTCAGGTCTGGGACTACTCCCGACTCGAACGCATCGGCAAGGCCGCCCGTACCAAGAACCAGCGCCAGATGTACGCCGACGAACTCAAGGCGGCACTGGCCGAACTCAAGGAGGCACGCAAGTGAGCATCGGAAACGTCATCACGGAGCACGGGCTCGAAGAGGTCGCCAGTCTCGACTCCGGCGAGATGTACTCCTGGTCCACGACCGAGGTCTACTTCCAGCGCAGCAGCGGCCGGTTCTTCATCCTCTCCGACAGTGGTTGCTCCTGCAACTACTTCGGCGAGGGCGTGGACGCTCTCGACGACTTCGCCGAGGCCACGCGCACACAAGCCATTGATTCCCTCCGCGGCGCGGGCGGGAGCCCCAGCGCGTACAGCGACCTCTCGGCCGACGACGTCCAGCGCGAGATCGCCAAGGTGCGTGACTTCCGGTGAGCCGCCGCATGAGCGACAGCGACCACGTCTACCGCGTGGTGAACCTGGCCATCGGCATCGCGGAATCCATCGAAGGCCGTAAGTCCCTAGCCATCGCGGGTCCGTACGCCGGGCTCCCGGCTGCCCGGGCCGAGGCTACTCGCCAGCGCGCCCGCGCCAAGTCGGACCCCTATCACTCGTATGAGATCACCGTCGAGCGCGTCACCGGCTGGGAGACCGTGTGAACCCCGACGACCTCGACGACGAACTCGACGGCAAGGCCATCGCTCGCGCCGAAGAGTTCGACCCCGACCAGGACCTCCCGGAGTTCTGGGACTGACCACCGGCCCCTGCCTCGTGTAAACACACGGCGCAGGGGCCGTCGTGATATATCACACCGCTGCCTCGCCACGGGGTAGCATCGTTCCGTCCCTACTACAAGGAGCCTCACGTGAGCAAGTTCAACATCGGTGATCGCGTCACCATCGCCAGCCCGGCCTACCTCATCCAGACAAACGACCCCAAGGGGTACGTCGACTCGGACTTCTACGGCAAGACCGGCGTCGTGACGCGTGTCGAGGAAGAGGACGACACGAGCACCCGCGTCGGCACGGCGTACGAGGTCAAGGCCGACAGCAAGGGCTACAGCCAGACGATCTCCCAGCGCTACCTCACCCTCGCGCCGGTCGTCAAGGAGACCCTGGTCGACGGCGTCTACCGCGACGACTCGTCCCGCGACACCGTCCTCGTCAAGGACAACAAGGTCATCGAGGTCCTGATCGCCGGAGACGGCTGCACGACCCCCTCGGGCCTAAACGATCACCTCTCGTGGCTCCAGGGCGAAAACCTCGCTACTCGCCTCACCCGCCTCGTCGCGCCGACCACCTATGCCCCCGACGTTCCCGCCGACGGCATCTACATCGACAGCGCGGGCGACACCGTCCTCGTCAAGGACGGCAAGGGTCGCGACGTCGCAACTGGCACCTACGTCTACGACAGCAACAACTACAGCGACTCCTACCGCAACCTCGAATACCACCCCTACATGCCGCTCGTGCTGGAGACCGAGGTCGACGCCAAGTGACGACCCTTCTCGGCACCGACCACGACCGTCTCTGGCTGGCCGGGCTCCTCGAAGGTGAAGGCACCTTCGACCTCTCCAAGGGTCGCTACCCGCGCATCCGCCTCGCCATGACCGACCGCGACGTCGTGGGCCGGGCAGCGACCCTCATGGACACCTCGATCCGACTCAGCCTCAAGCGAGCGCCATCGGCGCCTACGTGGCACTCGGAGGTCTCCGGCCCTCGCGCCGAGGCCATCATGCGGGAAATCCTCCCGTTCATGGGGGCCCGCCGCTCCCAGCGCATCGCCGAAGTCCTCGCCGGTGCCGAGTACCGCCGTGACGACCGCGACCGCAAGTCCATCCCCGGCCCGGCGGTCACCCGCCCCGCAGGCATCCTGGAGCCCGCCTCGTGAGCAACGTAGTGCGCACCGGGACACCTCTCCAAGACGACAATATGGTGTGCCCTTGGGGGCTGGTATACGCGCCGAGATTCGGCGGCACTGTGGCGCTGGCTATCCCAGTGCGACACCCTGACGGGGGTGTCATAGTGCGAAACCAGGAACTCACCCTGGAGTCCTTCTACGAACTCCGCGAAGCCGTCAACGACCTCTACGACCACATTCGACAGGAGAACCCCTCTGACTGACACCCAGGCTACGGCCATCACCCTCTACACCAAGCCCCACTGCGTGCAGTGCACGGCGACCAAGCGCTTCCTCGACGCCCGCGGCCTGGAGTACACTACGGTCGACGTGACCGAGGACCCGGACGCCCTCGCGTTCATCAAGCAACTCGGCTACCTGGCGGCGCCGGTCGTTTACACCGCTATGTACGAGCACGGCGGACCGCCCTATGAACACGGCACCATCGAGCACTGGTCCGGCAACCAGCCCGACCGGATCAAGGCCATCATCAAGTAACACCCCTAGGCCCCTACCGCACATGGTAGGGGCCTTCGGCGTAGCATCCTTCTGCACGGCGCGGGTGAGCACCGGCGCGGCCCTGATGACCTTCGGGTAGGGGCTGGCTAAGTCCGGCACCCGCGCCGTTGCTGTCTTCACACACCACTCTACACGCAAGGAACTCAACGTGACCCGTATCTCACTCTTCGACGACGAGCAGCGCACGACCTCGTCCAACCCGTACCGTGACGACGTCGTCGGCAAGTTGTCGGCAGGCTACGTCAACAACGGCCGCCCCGTCTCCCTCGACGAGTGGCGCTTCGTCTCCGACGACGCCGAGGTCGCCCAGAAGGCCGCTGACCTCTTCGGCGGTGACGTCCAAGAGATCACCAAGACCAAGCGCAACGGTGACGAACTGATCGAGTACGAAGTCTTCACCAAGGCCAAGTCGCTCGACATCGTCATCGACGGCCCGGACGCCGTCTCGGCCGAGTTCACGCACTGGGCCAACGGCGAACTGATCGGCCGCGGCGACGGCGTCAAGATGGAGGACGGCACCGCCGACCCCGGCTACGGCCTGGACCTCAACGAGCGCAAGGACAAGGCCAAGAAGGGTCTCGTCCCCGCGCCGGAGACCACGGTCTACTTCCGCCTCGCGGCCGACCAGGACCTCGGCATCTTCCGCTACGTCAAGTCGCAGGCATGGGGCTTCGAGCGCAACCTCGCGCGTGAGGGCTTCTACGACGACCTGGCCGACGCCGAGGGCGCAGTCAAGGCCGTCATCGCCCGCAACCCGGTCGAGTTCACCGCCAAGTCCGGCCCGCGCGCTGGCAAGGTCGTCAACTACACCGAGACCACCCTCAAGATCACGGGCCCGGCCGAGTGAAACCCGCCGACCTCGCGCAGAACATCAAGTCGGCCATCAACGGCCAGACAGACGAGATGTTCGACGTGAAGTTCGCGGTCACCGGATCGAGCAGCGCCCTGGTGGTCGTGGCCAAGCCCAAGAACCCCGAGGAGAAGTCCAAGCGCTTCTCCGTCGTCGTCAAGGAGATGTAACCGTGGCAGCAGCCAAGAGCAAGCCCGAGCCCATCGAGCCGTCGCACGAGGCGGAGACCGAGAAGCCCGTCATCGGCGAGGCCGAACCGGTCAAGCGCCACAGCGCCGAGTCGGTCGCTGAGACCATCGCGGCCTCCCCGGCGCTGAGCGCCACGGCCCACGGCAACCGGGTGATCGTTACGTTCCGGAACGACGCCGACCTCGTGCAGCAGTTCTCGCTTACCGTCGAGGAGACGGTCCGTGAGTTCTGACGCCCCCGACGAGTTCACCCGCATGATGCAGGACGCGGGCTTCGAGGTCAAGGACGTCACCGACGCCGAGCAGGTCGAGGAGACCTTCGAGTACACCGGACTCTCGATCTCGTACAAGACGGACAACGACCTCCCCGTCACCGTCCGCGTCGAGTTCCCCGTCGACCACGGCATGGACGCCGCCCGCGCTCTCGTCGTCTCCGGCATGGCCGACTCGATCCAGACGGTCCTCGCGGGCATCGCCACCATGGGCGATGCCAGCGTGCACGGCTACTTCGACGCCAACGGCATCGACAGCGCCAAGTACATCGAGGACGCCTTCGGCGCCGCTGACGAAGAGCCGCCACCGCTGAGCAACGCGGACGGGTTCTTCGACCTCGACAAGTAACCATCCCGACCCGCCGGGTCTGGCAGCCACTACTCCGGCCGCCAGGCCCGGCGTTTCGTCGTTAGGAGACGACCTTGCTTCACTACGTTTCAGTCATGTACCAGACGCCTGACGAGCAGTACCAGGCGATGCAGGACGCCGTCAGCCTGCTACTCGATGGCCTTCGCGAGCACGGCAGCCCCGAACTCGACACCGATCGCTTCATCACCATCCGGTCCTACGAGGACGGCGAAGTCACCGCCGAGGTCGTCGAGCGGTGACCAACCCCAACAAGGCCAAGGGCACCGCTCTCGAAACCGCCGTCGTGACCTACCTCAAGGAGCACGGCGTTCCGGCCTACCGCCCCGCCCAGGCTGGCTACAAGGACACTGGCGACATCCACGGCGTCTCCCCCGTCATCATCCAGGCCAAGAACTGGAAGGACATCCCCTCCGCCCTCCGCGAGGGTGTCGACGGCGCCAACAAGCAGCGTGTAAACGCGGGCGAGCGCTGGGGCGTCGCCGCCGTCAAGCGCCCCCGCAAGGGCGTAGCCGACACCTACGTCGTGATGGACCTCGCGACTTTCGCGGAGATGCTTGCGGAACTCCGGCGCATGGCGTAGCATCGAGCCATGACCACTGCTGCCGAGTATCTTGCTCGTGTCGAGTCGAGAACCCGTACCGTTCCGACAGCCACTGGCTGCATGCTGTGGGAAGGTGCTACCGCTAACAAAGGCTACGGTGCCGTGCGCTACAAAGGACGTACGCGCGGGGTGCATAGGGTGGTTTACGAACTAGTATATGGCGTGATTCCCGACGGACTAGTCATAGACCACATCTGCGGGATGGCGGCGTGCGTGAACCCTCGGCATTTACGCGCCGTGTCCGTCCGAGAGAACGCACAGTACCGCGTGCGACAAATGTCCAACAACACGTCAGGGTACCCAAACGTATGGTTCAACCGAACGGTACGGCGGTGGCAGTCAGCGGCAGGTTCCCGAGACGCCCGCGAACACCTAGGATACTTTGACAGTGCGTGGGACGCCTACTGTGCATGGAAAGACTGGGCTTTGAAAACAAACGCCGCAGTGTCGCCGCATATGATGTCTTTGAGGCAGCGTGATGTCGCACCCCCTGACCGACGACCCTGAACTGTTTGCGCATAGAGTGCGCAGTAACAGGTGGCCATCCGAAATTCAAGCCCAAGAAAGTGACAACCAGAAGACCGATGCCAACCCCGCCGAAAACCCTTCCTGACCTCCTGGCCCTCCTCTCCGACGTCAACGAGGAGTCCGACGGCTACCTCACCGCATGCCCCGGCCACGACGACTCGAAGCCCTCGCTCCGCGTCACCGTCGGCAACTCCGGCAAGGTCCTCCTCAAGTGCCGCGCAGGCTGCACGACCGAGCACGTCCTCGACTCCCTCGGCCTGGAGATGACCGACCTCACCCACCTCGAAGCAGGAGCCATCGACTTCCAGCCCGCCCGCAGCACCGCCCTCCCTGCCACCCCCGGCGCCGTGGCGGGCCTCGCTATGCGCCTCGACGGCTACGAGCAAGCCCTTACGCGAGCGCTGACCCTGGACGACGGAAATAAAGACACTCCGCCAGGGGACGCAGCGGTGTATGCCGCTGAGCGTTTCGGCCTCACAGGGGCGGACATCGAGCGGCTCGGCCTCGGCTACACCGACGACCTCGGCGGCAACGTCCCGCGGCTCGTCGTGCCCTTCCGGACCCCTCAGGGTGTCGCCCGCAACTTCCAGGCCCGCGCCCTCGACCCGGCCGCCAAGGTCCGCTGGCAGGGCCCGAAGTCGCCCGAGGGCGGCTCCTGGTCCCCACTCGGCTGGTTCCCCGGCGAGTCCGGCTGGTCCGAAGTCCTCATCACGGAGGGCCCTGGTGACGCCCTGACCGGCGCCGCGGCAGGCTACGACACCATCGGCGTTGCCGGTGCTGCCCGCGTCAACAACCCCGCCATCGTTGACGAGATCGCCGAGTGGATCGGCCAGCGCCCCGCCGTCATCGCAGGCGACGGGGACCGCGCCGGTCGCGACTTCTCGTCGACCCTGGCCAAGGGCCTCACCGACCGCGGCGTCACCGTGCGCGTCCTCGCGATGCCCGACGGCGTCGACCTCAACGACTGGCGCCTCCAGGACACGGACGCGTTCCAGACCGAACTCATCCGTGCCATCGAGAACGCCGAAACCGCCACCACGGCCTCCGCCGTCCGCGCCCGCTGGGACGACCGCAAGTACGAGATGACCGACCTCGGCAACGCCCAGTACCTCCGTGACTTCGTCGCAGGTCAGGGCTCCGGCGTGAAGTACAGCGCCGAGACCGGCTTCTACCTCCTCGAAGACGGCATCTGGAAGCGCGACATTTCGGAGCGCATCCGCCACGCGGCCCAGGACGTCGCCCGCGACCTCGCGAGTATCGCCCGTGACGCGCGGATCGAGGCGTCCAAGGACACGGCTGACGCGAAGATCAAGGGCTTCTCCAAGGCCATCACGGACCACGCCCGCTACACGCAGTCGACCCGCGGCATCGACAGCATGGTCCGCGAACTCCGCCCCATGGTTGCCGTCGCTCTCACGGACTTCGACAACCACCACCACCTCCTAGCCGTGAAGAACGGCGTGGTCGATCTCCGCACCAAAGAACTCCTCCCGCACGACCCGGCATACCTCATCACGCGCCAGATCGCGCACGTGTACCGTCCCGACGCCGCGGCACCCCGCTGGATGAAGTTCCTCACCGAGGTCTTCCCCGGCCAGCCCGAGATGCCCGGCTACATGCAGCGCCTCGCAGGCTACGGCGTGACGGGTGAGACCGACGAGCAGATGTTCTGCGTGTTCTACGGCCGCGGCTCGAACGGCAAGAGCGTTTACACGGACACGCTGACGCGCATCTTCCAGGACATCACGACCACCACCCCGTTCTCGACCTTCGAGCAGAAGCCGAACGGCGGCATCCCGAACGACATCGCCGCCCTCAACGGGGCCCGCATGGTCGTCGCGTCCGAGGGCGAGGCTGGGCGGTTCATGAACGAATCGCTCATCAAGCGCGCCACCGGCAAGGACCCGCTGACGGCCCGCTTTCTGAACCGTGAATTCTTTACCTTCTACCCCGAGTTCCTGCTCACCCTGCTCACCAACGCCAAGCCGACGTTCCGCGGGGCAGATGAGGGCCTTTGGCGCCGCGTGAAGTTGATCGCCTGGGACCGCCACTTCGCCCCCGCCGAGCGCGACCCACGTCTCCCCATGACGCTCCTGGCCGAGGCCGAGGGCATCCTGGCGTGGGCCATCGAGGGTGCGCACCAGTGGTACGCCAACGGCCTCCAGGACCCGCAGCGCATCAAGGACGCCGTCGCGGAGTACCGTGCCGCCAGCGACATCCTGGAGGGCTTCTACGGCGAGCACGGCAAGTACGAGGCCGCCGACCCGGACATGAAGGTGGAGGCCATCAAGGTCTTCCACGACTTCCAGGAGTGGGCCGACGAGCAGAACATGCTCGACCTCCGCAAGTGGTCGTCGCGCGCGTTCTACGGCGCCATGGAGGAGCGCAAGATCATCCGCAAGCGCTCGACCGGCGGCAAGTTCTACCTCTACGGCATCCGACGCGCCCGGCAGACCAAGGAGCGCGAGGACTGGACGACCCCCGGCGACGACGCGGAGAAGCCGCTGAGCCTCGGCGGCCCGATGGAAGCACCCGACCTCGACGCAATGGTGTAGCATCGAGACACGGCTGGAGTGGGACGCGACCTTCGACGTCCTCCCACTCCAGCCTTTGGCTCCGTAGCCCGAGGCAATGGGCGCCCCTACAGAATGGGGAGATCGTCGGTTCGAATCCGGCCGGAGCCACGCGGTGCGGGAGCGGTAGGAGACGCGCCAAGGCAGTCGTAGGGAAGCCCGCGAGGACGCTCGCGCAGCCAGCCAACACGGCCCCTTGGAGACTGTGGGTTCGAATCCCACCTGCACCACTTTTTCACTGTACAGTGAAACACCGCTCCGCACTGAAAAACCACCTGCGCATGGTTCACTTGCGCCCGACCCGGAAGGGCATCTCTGTGCTCCACCAGACCCACTCCGTCGCTGGCACTGTCTGCGACATCTACACGCCCGAGAACCGCCGCGACCTCGAAGGGTTCTTCGATTTCCTGCGCCAGGGTGACCGCGTCATCGGCCTCGACTCCGAGACCTCCGGCCTCAACATCTTCTCCCCGGGCTTCGAACTCCGCCTCGTGCAATTCGGCAACGAGCGCGAGGCATGGGTGCTCCGCGCCGACCTCTTCGAGGCCGCCATCCGCGACACCCTCCTCAGCGACCGCATCTTCGCCGTCCACAACGCGCCCTTCGACCTCCTGGTCTTCGATCAGATGCTCGGCGTCCGCGTGGAAGACCTCGCCCCCCGCGTCTTCGACACCCGCATCTTCGCCCACCTCATCGACCCCCGCCAGGAGTCCGAGGGTGGCGCCGGGCTGTCCCTCAAGCCGCTCTCGGCCATCTACGTCGACCCCGACGCACCGGACACGCAGACCGGCCTCTACGCCGAGTTCCGCAAGATCGGCAAGACCAAGGACACCGGCTGGGCCTTCATCGACATCATAAACCCGCTGTACAACCGGTACGCGGGCCTTGACGTCATCTTCGAGACGCGCCTCTTCCACGAACTCGCCGACGTCATCAAGGGCATCGGCCTGACGCGCCTGTCGAAGTTCGAGCACTTGTTCCAGTCCTACATCATGCTCCTCCAGCGCCGAGGCATGCTCGTCGACCTCGACTACGCGGAGACCCTGGACGGTGACCTCTCCGTCGAGGCCGCGGAGTGGCGTCAGAAGGCCGCGAAGTACGGCGTCGAGAACGTCAACTCCACCGCCCAGGTCGCCGAAGCCCTCATCGGCATGGGCGTCGGCCTCACCGAGCGCACGCCCGCCGGTGCCTGGAAGACCGATAAGGGCGTCCTCCTGCCGCTGGCCGACATGGACCCCACGTGGAAGGACCTCGGTCTCCGCGAGCCGAACCCGCTGGCCCTCGCCGTCCTCCACGCCAAGCGTGCCGAGAAGTGGCGTGTCGCCTACGTGGACGCGTTCCGCACCCGCGCCGACGTCAACGGCCGCATCCACCCGAACATCGGCACGCTCCAGGCCCGCACTGCCCGCATGTCCGTGAGCAACCCCCCTCTCCAGCAGTTGCCCTCCAAGGACTGGAAGGTCCGCCGCGCCATCCTCGCTGACCCCGGTCAGTTGATGATGTCGGCCGACTACGATCAGGTCGAGTTCCGCGTCCTCGCAGCCCTGGCCGACGTCAAGGGCATGAAGACGGCCATCGCCGAGGGCATTGACCTCCATGACTTCACGGCCGAGATGATCTACGGCCCCGACTTCACCAAGTTCCAGCGTGGGCTCGGCAAGGGTGTCGGATTCGGCAAGGTGTTCGGCGGTGGAGCCCCCACCCTGGCTCGCCAGACCGGCGCTCCCATCGAGCAGGTCCGCGAGGCCATCGCGAAGTACGACGCCGTGTACCCCGAGATCAAGAAGTTCGGCCGCATGCTCCAGCGCAAGGCCGAGTACGGCAAGCGCGAGGTCGTGACCGTCTCCGGACGCCACCTGCCGCTCGACAAGGACCGGCTCTACGCCGCGGTCAACTACGTCGTGCAGTCCACCGCCCGCGACGTCATCGCAGAGTCCATCGTCGACATCTTCGACGCCGGGCTCGGCGACCACCTCATCCTGCCGATCCACGATGAGGTCCTGTTCCAGGCCCCTGCCGCTGACGCCGAGGAAGTCGGCCGCGAGATCGGCAAGATCATGTCCAAGCCGTTCATGGGTGTGCCCCTCACCGCCTCGGCCGACGTCTACGGCAAGAACTGGGGCGGCGGCTACGGCGCTGACAAGGAGGCTGGTTCGTGGTGAGAGTCCCGCGTCTCCTCCGCGAGCAGGCAGCCGCCAACGCTCAGGTCGCGCGCATGAACGAAATCGACCGCGTCGTCGCGCACTACGTCGGCGGGGACTCGACCGAGGTAGTCGACGTCTCCGAGCACCACGAGCGCTTCGACGGCCCGCAGATCGGATTCCTGCCAAACGCTTGACACCGCCCCCGGCCGTGGTACGCTGAGTTCATCAGCCCCACCCGGGGGCTTCTTCAGGAGTCGTCATGTCCCGCCGCCACTCGCCCCGCGTCCGCGTCGCTTGCACTACCCCGTGGAAAGTCTCGCTCATCAGCCGGGAACGCGCCGAGCAGCGCATCGCCGAGATCAACTCCACCGCTACCCACCACACCAAGACCCCGCAACGCGCCTACCTCTGCGCGTGTGGCACATGGCACCTCACTTCGAAGGAGTAAAGTCTGTGACTGACAACATCCTCACCCCGCAGCAGATGCGCGCTCTCGCAGACGAGCCAGAGTATCCATTCACAGACGAAACCGTTGAGTGGGAAGAGCATATGCGCGCCGCTCTCCGCACCGCCGCCGACCAACTCGAAGCGGTGCAGGCCCTACTGGCCGAAGCGCACGACAAGTTCGCAGCCACCTACGACGCGGAACGCATGACCGGCCGCGGGCCGAGTTCGATCGGCGTCGCTGGTGCTCCCCTCGCGTCGTCTGTACAGCGCGCACTCGACCTGCTCCGGGCGAAGGCAACCGCGAACATCGAACGCCTCACCGCCGAAGCCGCCCGTTCCGCCGCGACCGCGTACGGCGAACGCCTGCGTGCCGTGGTCGAGAACGCACCACACGACGGTGATTGCCGCGGGTTCCTGAATGGGTGGGCATCCTCCAAGCCTTGCGACTGTTGGAAGGCGGAGGTAATTTAACTCCAAGCCGTTTACACCGCCTGGCCCGTCACGCACCGTGGCGGGCCTTTCGGCGTAGTATATCCCTGTACCGCGGCCCCGCCGCTCCTCGACGAAAGGCCCTACCGTGGCACGAACCACCTCGATCTCTTCCAGCAGTGGCGTCGGCTTCGCTGGCCTCCTCACCATCGTCTTCATCGTGCTCAAGTTGACCGGCGTCATCGCCTGGTCCTGGGTATGGGTTCTCGCCCCGCTGTGGGTCGGAGCCATCCTCTTCGTGGCGTTCTTCCTGCTCATGCTCGTCCTCATCATCGCGTCGCAGAAGTGAGCATCACCCACCCGGCCCTCGCGGCTCAGGTCGGTCTCTCCCTGCAACTCCAGGCACTCCTCTCGGACGCCGAGTCCTCGCAGTGGCAACGCTCGCGGGTCATCCAGGGCGACGACGATGACCCAGGCATCCGCTCCAAGGGTGAGCACGGTGACCCGACCTTCGACGCCGCCTCCGACCCCGCCCGCCTCGCGCTCCGCGTCGCCGTCCTGAGCGCCGAGGAAGTGCTCACCCGGCAGTACGACGAACTCACCGAGCAGGCCGCCCGCCTCCAGACCGCGCTCGACCGCTGGAACGGCGGCCTGTAGCCCCTTGACAAGCCCCGCTGGCTTCTGTACTCTGGTCCTATGACCAAGAACACAGAACCGGCGGGGCTTTCGTCGTCCCTCCCGACGCGCGAGCAGATTGCGCCCCTCGCTGGCTTCCTCGCGGACCTCGAAACTGGGGAGACGTCCTACTACGGCGCGGACGACTGGCGCGAGGTACAGCGTGACCTCGGCGCACTGCTCGCCCTGCTCCAGAAGGAGGCCGACCGTGGCTGAGTTGTCCGTGCAGGTGCCCGTGTCGCTGATCAAGCGCGCGAAGGACGCACTTTTCGAAGTACCGCCGTCTAGCCGGAACGCCGACATTTACAGCGACCTATGCGCCTTACTCGACCCGTCCACGATCCGCGACGTGACCCCGCCGACCGAAGGAACCAAGTGACGAACATCCTCGACAGCCTCAACGCCCTCCCCAAGCCCACCGAGCCCATGGACGACCTGATCGCCCTAGCCCAACTCGGTGACCGGGACGCCACTCTCAAGGTCATCCGCGGCCACATGCACATCCTCGTCTCGGAGATCAACCGCTCCGTCCGCCTTATCACGGGCCCTGGCTTCGCGCCGGACTCGGTCAGCATCCGCGACGACGTGACGTCCGACGCCCTCCAGGTGTTCTTCCGCGTCCTCCACGCGTACGACCCCGAGCGCTCGAAGACCGGCCGCCTCGGCTCGCTTCTCTCGACGGCGCTCCGCCGCGACGAGAGCATGTCCAGCGTCGTGAACCGTACCCGCAACCTCCGCGTCCCCGTGCAGATGGCCATCCGTCGTGCCGCTGCCATCAAGGAGGCCGGTGGCGACATCGAGGCGGGCCGTGCCCTGGCGAAGAAACACCACATCTCCAAGGAGACGTACGACGCCATCTCCCGCGTGTACGACCCAGGTGTCTCCATGAACAACGAGGACGCCCCGGCGGCCCTGTTCGGCGCCTCGGAGTCCGGCTACGTGCGCATCGACGACCTGCACGACACCAACCGTGCCCTCGACGCGCTCGACTTCACCTCCCGCATGATCGTCGAGTCCGCCTTCGGCCTCAACGGGCAGCCGGAGCAGTCCAACGCCGAGATCGGCGACTCCCTGGGACTTTCCCGATGGGCCGTGCAGCGTCGCATCGACGCGGCTATGCTGGTCATGAAGGACGCCCTCGACGACAAGGACACCAAGTGACCTCCCTCAGCCCCTCCGAGAACTACGCCGTCGCCGACGAGATCATGAGCGAAGTCAGCGACATGCTCGCCCAAGGCGCCCGTCCCGAGGACATCCGGCGTGACATCGCCCGCGCCCAGGTGTACGCCACGCTGTCAGCGGTGCCGGTCGTCCCCGTGACCCACGAAGCGGTTAAACGGGCCGTAGACCTGGCTGTGAACCGTGAAGGCGTCCAGTTGACCCCTGGGGCTCTCCAGGCCGCTGCACGGGCCGTCATGGGGCTCCTGTGACCGACCGCGACCGCCTCGTGCACCTGTCCTGCCGTGAGTGCGGCCGACTGGCCAACCCGCTGTACGGCGGGGTCTGCGTGCCGTGCCTCGACCTCCTCGACGAGATCGACGAGAACAACGCCGACGCTGAACTCGCCGCCCACCCCTGGTATCACCAGTGACCCCCGAGCACTTCCGCAACATCGCCCGCGCTGGCATGCTCCCGTGGCGTTGCGACGTCCACTGGGGCATCCGCGCCCGTCTCGGTCTCCACGACGCCGCTCGTGAGATCGAACGCCTCCAGAAACTCCTTGACGACGCCGGTATCGAAAGGTAGACTCCCGGTATGACCCAGACACTCGACGCTCCGGCGCCGGAACTCACCATCATCGAGCAGCGCGAGCCCGCCATGCCGATCATCTGCACGCGTGGCGGCGACCCCGACCCGCAGGAGCCGTGCGGCAAGACCGCCACGTGGGAGGGCATGTGCCTGACCTGCGGCCATGTCTTCCGCCGCTGCGACGCCCACTTCCAGGAAGACATCAGCGACGCCCACTGGGACGGCACCTGCGGCGTCTGCGCCACGTGCTTCCAGGGCGGCCGTGTCACCATGATCTGGCTCGCGCAGTACGTCAGGATCGGCGCATGAGCCTCGTCACCGTGCTCCGCGTTGAGGACGACCAGCGTAAGGGCCCCTACATCCACCAGACCTACCGCACGCAGGCCCAGGCGCGCGTCAGTTCCGCCCTCGCGAACCGGCACAGCGACTTCTGCTACTGGGGCTCCACCGTCGAGGACGACCCGGAACTCCACCCCGGCCCCGACGACGACCCCGAGATGCAGACGCGTTGGCGCTACATCTCCTGGTCGACCCGACGTGCAGCCCGCGACTACAACTTTGGCTTCGCCACTCCCGACCGTCTGCGCCAGTGGTTCTTCGGCGAGCGTGACACGCTGGAACTCCTCAATATGCACGTCGCGGCATATGAGGTCCCGCACCAGGCCGTCATCCGCGGCGGCTGGCAACTCGCCTTCCGCCGCCCGTCCGCCCGCTTCGTCGGTGCTGTCGACCTGGCAGGGATGGTCGACTGATGATCCTCTGCTCCGAGTGCCCCTACGCCAAGGACGGCCTCCACGCCGACCCACGCGAGGCAACGGTCTGGTGGCACCGGGGACAGCACGACGAGAAGTACGTGTGTAAACGGTGCTACCAGCGCCTCTACATGCGGGACCGGCGTGCTGGGGGACAGACAGCCCGGTCTACCGCAACTTCCTGGCGTTCCTGAGCGCGGGCTGTGCGCGGGTGCATGATTTGTACCCCGAAATGCCACCGGATAGTGACTGAGTGACAGAAGTGACACCTATCTCTGTTTCTCTCTATAGGATTCTAACTCTATAGGGAAGAATAGGAATACGTGTCACTTATGTCACTCCGTCACTCGGCAAACTCCCAGGAAAATCTCCCGCCAACCCTTCCCCGCGGCCCGCAAACGAGGTAGCATCGTCACATGAGTCACATCATCAAGGCCAAAGAGGCCGCCGCCCGCCCCAACACCATGCACCCCGCGTACGGCAACCAGTTGCTCGAAGGCATCCTCCACGCGCTCCTCGCCATCCACGAGCAGAACGCCACCCAGCCCCGCACTCCCGCCCGAAAGGCAGCCGACAAGTGAGCACCTTCAAGATCGGCGACCGCGTCAAGGTCGTCAACGATACACTCGTCCCCGAGTACAACGGCCTGACCGGCGTGGTGAGCGCCGTGGACGACACCGCAACCTGGCCCGGCGCCCTTGCGATCAAGGTCGGCTTCGACGAATCGGCTGCGGAGCGGCCCAACCTCATGGCCGATCACTTCGCCCCCGACGAACTCGAACTCATCCCCGGCGACTACGACACCAGCGTCGCAGGCGTCCTCCGCACGGCCATCGCCAACCTCGACCCGCGTGTCGACGAGGCCCAGACCGCCGTCACCCAGGCGTACGCCGCCCTCACCGCCGCGCAGGACAAGCGAGACGACCTCGTCGACCGCCGCGACGCCCTCACTCGCGCCCTCACCGCCGTCCAGGAGCCCACCCCGTGATCGCCGCTGCCCTCGGCGTCTTCCAACTCACGATCCTCGCGTCCGTCGGCCTGATCTTCGTGGCCCTCTTCGCCCTCACGTTCTTCGACGAGACCCCCGCGATCCGCTCGGCTGAGAACTTCCTGGCAGGTGCCGCCTACGGCTTGACCGCGGGCATGCTCCTTGCCATAATGTTCTCACTGACCATCACACACTGAAAGGGCCGACCGTGGCTATCCAGCAAATCCAGACGTCCTCGTTCTTCAAGCCGGACATGATCGGCGACATCGTCGAAGTCACTGCCTACGACAAGAACACCGGCAGCATGGTCAAGTCCGCGGGTATCCTCCGCGCCTACAGCAGCATGGGCGACAACGTCGTGGCCGAGTTCGAAGGCGACCGCGACACCCCCGCGCTCAAGGTCGACACCTCGCGCAGCACCCTGACCATCGTCCACTACGAATTCATCTTCATCGACACGGAGGACGCCTCGTGACCACCCCCACCTTCAAGGTCGGCGACCGCGTGACGCTCAACGCCACCATGCGTGACACGGCTTACGGCAGCACACTCGACGACCTCACTCAGTTCAACGGCTCGACCGGCACCATCGGCCGCGTGACCTTCTCCGACATCGTCGGCGTCATCTGGGACGCGGACCAGGCCATCGTCACCGCCGGTTCCGGCGCCACGCGCCCCTCTGGCCGCGCGTGCTTCGCCGACAACCTCATCCCTCTCGTCGAGCCTACCCCCGAGCCCACTCCCAAGGTCGGGAACATCGTCGAGTACCAGCACGTCCGGTCCGGCACCTCCGCACACAATGGTGCCCGAGGCGTCGTCAAGAGCATCACCGACTCCAACCGCATCATCCAGATCGACTGGATCACTTACCCGTGCGCCTACGCTCCGCCGCGGTTCCCCCTCCCCGAAAACCTCAAGGACGCCGCAGCCGACCTCGTCGTCGACCTCCCGGGCAACATCGACCTCCCCGCCCTCCGCGAACGCCTCCTGGCCTTCATCACCCCCGCCCTCGACGTCGGCCAGAACGAACGCGACGCCCTCATCATCGCCAGCGCTTACGAGCGCTACATCACCACCGGAGCTACCTCGTGACCTTCCTCGGACGCAACCAGCCCGCAGTCGACGACACCACCCCCCGCTTCACCACGGTCGCCGACGAAGACGGAGACCTCGCCGTCTACGACTCGCACACCGGCCGCTTCGCGCCGTTCCTTGGCGACACCGCCCTTGAAGTCGCCTCCGACTTCAACGCTGGCCTGGACGACCTCGGCCGGTACACCTGGAAGGACACCCTGTGACCGCGCACAAGTACGACCCCATCGCCACCATCGAGACGTTCGCCCAGGGCACGCTCGCCCTGTACACGAACCCGTCCGGCCGCAACCTCCACCTCGACCTCGACGACGACATCCTCATCGAGTCGCAGCGCGGCGCCGAACTCCGCGTCTTCGCCCAGAGCATCCTTGACGCCCTGGACAAGCAGGAGGGCAGCACCCCGTGGGCGAGGCCTGCCGGAGAGACCCGCCCGGTCTACGCCCTCGGCGACTACCCGGAGCACCCGGACAGCGGCAACTTCGTCTTCTCCACAAACGGCCGACTGTACTTCGGCGGCGCCATCTACTACTGCCACGGCTACGCCCCGCAGTCCGCGGTCAAGCCCGAACCGAAGCCCGAGCCCACCCCCGAGCCCGAGTTCAAGGTCGGTGACACCGTCAACGTCACCCACCCGGTCTACGCCAGGACATGGGGCAAGGGCGGCTCGCCGGTGACCCACGTCTACCCCGACCACCTCGTCGAGATCAACCACCCCGAGCACGGCCGCGGAGCCTTCAAGCCCTCCGAGATCGAGCACGTCGAGCCCGCGTTCGAGCGCTACGTCCTCGCCACCTACGACTCCGCCATCACCAACAGCGGCCGTGGCATCGGCATCCTCGACCGCACCACGGGCGACATCGCAGGGTTCCTCCGCGAGGACACCGCCGCCAACCGCGAGTACATCCGCTCTCTGATCGAGCGCCAGGTTGCAGGCACGGGCCGGTACGTCTTCGGCCACCGCGACAACATCACCCGGGTCTAACGTGCTCCTGCCCCGGTTCACCACCTCCCTGTCCGGCGAGGCCCCCCTGGTGATCGACCGCCAGGGGGGCCTCGCGGCAGAGTTCGCGCTGATCCCCTCCGCGCAATCTGTCGCAGCCCTTCTCAACGCCCGCCCCAGCATGGTAGAGTCTTTCCACTGGACCATCTACGAAGGAGACACACCGTGACCATCCCCGCCAGCAAGACCCTGAACACCGCGTACGGCACGTTCGAGGTCGGCGCCATTGACACCGCAGCTACCAAGGCGTTCATCGAGTTCACCGCCGAGGGCAGTCGTGCCGCCACCGGCTACCTCGGCCTCGCCGACCAGCCCGGCCTCCTCGAACTGGCCAAGGTCCTCGTCAACATCATAGAGCCCGAGGCCCTGGTCGAGAACCAGCCGAAGCCCGAAGCCCGGGCCGAGGTCGCGCTCCCCTTCAAGATCGGCGACCGCGTCAAGGTCACCCAGTTCCCCGAGTATGACGTCTGGCACGGTGCCTATGGCATCCTGACCGGACGGTCCTACGCTGGCTGGGACATCCGCCCCGACGGCGACTCCCCGACATACGACACCGTCGTCTACGAGACGGCGATCGAGCACGCCCCCCTCCCCGCCAAGACCCCCACCTCCACCGTCACCATCACGGTCGTCCCGAGCCTCGACGAGGCCGCCCTCGCGGACGTCGTCACGCAGATCGAGACCGCGGTCGCCGAGGCCAGCAAGCCGAAGCCCCAGCCCACCACCGCCCAGGGCGACGTCAAGGTCGGCGACACGGTGTGCTACGTCGGGACCGAGACCGGGGACCTCATCGGCAAGACCGGCACGATCACTCGCATCGAAGACGCAGGGTACCGCCTCGGCCGCTGGGCGAGCACCACCGGCGAACTCGTGGGCGGTGCCTACACCCGCAACCTCATCCGGATCTAGCCACACCCCCGGTGCCCCGTAGACCCCCCTCTACGGGGCACCGCCCCGTCCCGCCGGCCCCTCCCCCGCGCGGGGCGGGGCG